AAATCTAATTAGAAAAGTAGTTAGAGAAGAAATCGATTATGCGTTACGTAGAGAAATTAAAACACTTAAAGAAGATTTACGTGATGAATTAAAACCATCAATCACAGAACATACTGAAAGAATGGTTGAAGTCCCTGAAATAACAAAAAATTCTTTAAGAGAAAAAATAATGGGTAATGAACCAATAAAACAACGCCCACAACAAAATTACACATCTAATGGAGCATTAAATGATTTATTAAATGAAACAGCACAAGGAGACACAAACACACAAACAGCTATGGCTCCTAGCATAACAGAAACAACAAATATACCTGACCCTATAGCAAAAGCAGTAACAAGAGATTATAGTGATTTAATGAAAGCAATAAGCAAGAAAAAAGGAAGATAATAAATGGCTATTATACAAAGATTAAATAGAGGGATACATCCCTTAGACATGCCAGAAAATGAACGAGTAGCAATTGGTGTTACTTTACCATTTGATGGTGAAGCTGTATTTAATTCTTCGTATACAACTAAGGCTCAAATCAAAAGTAATTTACTTAATTTATTATTAACAAACCCTGGTGAAAGATTCATGAATCCTAGATTTGGAATAGGAATAAGAAAATTTCTATTTGAACAGGTAATTGACAGAGAACAATTAACAAACAAAATACAAGATGGAATAGTAAGATATATTCCTGCAATTGAATTAACAAATTTAGTTATGGGAAGACAAGGTATGGAAACTACTCCTGAAATTCATACATTTAAAATTCATATAGCTTATAAAATTAAAAGAGAAGACTCAGTGGATGCAATAGAATTAAATTTAAACTAAAATGGCTTTTTCAAAAACATCAAATACAGTAAGAGATAAAGATATAAAATACCTTAATAAAACATTTAATGATTTTAAAAGTCAATTAGTTGAGTTTTCTAAAGTATATTTTCCAGATACTCATAATGATTTTAGTGATGCATCTCCAGGAATGATGTTTATGGAAATGGCGGCGTATGTAGGAGACGTTTTATCATATTATCAAAATACACAATTACAAGAAAACTTTTTATTATTAGCTAAAGAAAAAGAAAATTTATTTAATTTAGCCTATTCTTTAGGGTATAGACCTAAAACAACAAATACCTCAGCCGTAGAATTAGAAATATACCATTTAGTTCCTTCTGATCCTAATGATAGCTATTTACCAGATATGAAATATGCTGTTACTATTGCAGAAGGATCATCTTTTATATCAAATGAAGGACCTGAATTTATAATAGAAAAAGATGTTAATTTTAAACTAGACACAGAATTTGAACCATTAGAAACAACAATATATTCTATTAATAACAGTACTGATAAACCAGAATATTATCTTCTTAAAAAGAAAGTAAAGGCATTTTCTGGAGAAATTAAAACAATTAGTTTTTCTGCAAACGATTACGAAAAATTTAGATCATTTCAAATAAATGAACCATATATAATAGGAATAGATTCAATAGTAGATTCTAATGGTGAAACATGGACTGAAGTACCTTATTTAGCTCAAGATACCGTTTTTGAAGCAGTTGAAAATATAGCTTCTAAAGACCCAGCATTACATGGGTATAATGAAACTTCTCCTTATCTTTTAAAAGTTAAAAAAGTACCAAGAAGATTTATAACACGACTAACATCAGATAAAGTATTAAATATACAATTTGGAGCAGGAGAAGCAGGTTCAGTAACTGAAGAAATTATACCAAACCCAGATAATATTGGTTTAATGATTAAAGATGGAAGATCAAAATTAGATTTTGCCTATGATCCTTCTAACTTTTTATATACGGGAACTTATGGAATAGTTCCTACAAACACACAACTAACAGTAAATTATAGATGCAATAGTTTTGGTATAAAAGCAAATGTATCTGCTAATACTATAGAAGAATTAGGAACAGTAAATATAAAAACAGCACCAAATTTAGATTCAGGTCTTCAACAATATTCTGTAGATTCTATAGCAGTTACAAACCCCCAACCAGCAACCGGAGGAGGATCAGGAGATACTATTGAAGATATAAGACAAAATGCTATGGCTTCTTTTTCTTCTCAAAATAGAACAGTAACTAAAGAAGATTATTTAATTAGAACTTTATCTATGCCTGCTAAATTTGGTAGGGTAGCTAAAGCTTATATAACACAAGATGATCAAATTTCTCCTTTAGTTTCTAGTCCAGGAAGAATACCTAATCCTATGGCGTTAAATTTATACACTTTAGGTTATAATAAAAATAAACAAATAACAACATTAAATGAAGCTACTAAAACTAATTTAGCAACTTATTTAGAACAACATAGGATGTTAACAGACGCTGTTAATATTAAAGATGCATTTCCTATTAATATTAGTGTAGATTTTGAAATTATTGCATTTAAAAACTTTAATAATCAAGAAGTATTAATGAACTGTATTAAAGAATTAAAACAATTCTTTCTAATAGATAAATGGCAAATAAACCAACCAATAATAATTTCTGAAATATATAATACTATAGGAGCAGTAGAAGGAGTACAATCAGTCCCTACAGTAAAACTTGAAAACATAGCAGGACAAGATTTAGGATATTCACCTTACAAATATGACTTACATGATGCTACTATAAAGGGAATAATTTATCCTTCGCTAGATCCAAGTATATTTGAATTAAGATACCCTAATTCAGATATTCAAGGAAAAATAACACAATACTAAAATGGCATATTATTCTATATTTCCCGAAAAAGACGCAACTATATATAGTCATCCTAACAGAACAGGTTTAAATACTGGTAGAGATGAAATATTAGAATTATTAGAAGAAAAAGACTCAGGTAAAGAAATTTACTATCCTTCTAGATTTTTAATTAAATTTAAAAATACTGAAATTAAAGACATAATAGAAAACAAACTAAATGGAAACGATTTCAACACACATTTAGAAGTATTTTCTGCAGAACATAAATCATTACATGCAAATCACATAGTACAAGTTTATGCAGTTTCTCAATCATGGGATGAAGGTACAGGTAGATTTCATAATAATCCTACTTCATCTAATGGTGTGACTTGGGATATGAGAACAGACACAGGTTCAAGTGCAAGATCTATATGGGCTACTTCAAGTTTCGCTACTAATTCAACAGGTTCTTGTTGTGATTTTATGCCTATCTCCGGAGGAGGAACTTGGTGGACAGGGACTAATTTTGTAGCTGAAACGTCTTTTTCTAATGCAGATAATTTAGATTTAGATGTAAATGTAACTGATTTAGTTAAATTCTTTTCTGCAAGTTATTATCAAGGAGCTACTTACCCAACAGGAATAGAAAATGAAGGTTTTATAATAAAAAAACCTATCGCCACAGAATGTGATGGTTCAGCTAGCTTTGGTGAACTACAATATTATTCGGTAGATACACATACAATATACCCACCAAAATTAACTTTTAAATGGGATGATTCATCTTATTCTATAGGTAGTGGTACTGTATTAAGTAGTAGTTTATTTTTAGCATTAAATAATAACCAAGATATTTTCCAAAGAAAATCAAAACAACGTTTTAGATTAACAACAAGAAAAAGATTTCCAGATAGGACTTTTGTAACATCTTCAAATTATTTAGATACACAATATTTACCAACTACAAGTTATTATAGTTTACGTGACGCAACTACAGAGGAAATAATAATCCCCTTCGATACTTCATATACAAAATTAAGTGCAGATGGAGAAGGAATGTATTTTGATTTATGGATGGAAGGATTACAACCTGAACGTTATTATAAACTACAATTTAGGGTAGATAGTAATGAGGGTATAAACATATATGACGAAGATTATTATTTTAAAGTAGTTAGATAATGTTAAATAAGAATACACTAATAGAAAAAGGAGAATCAGCACTTCCAGTAAAAGTAGTTAAATTTAAAGGGGCGACTGAGAGGATGGTTACATCTAATGGAACGCAGGGCCATGTTCATCAATTTGTAGTGTATGAAGATGATACAGTTGAAATATTTGAGCATCTTTCACAAAATAACCAAACAGGAGAAATAACTTCTCACACACACGAATATGTAGGAGAATATCCTTATGGTTATATGTTAGAAGAACAAATAAAAGGAATTCATCATATACATAAAATAGGTAGTGTATCTCATCCCATTACAATAAAAAAAACAGTATATAGTAGTAAATCTTTAAATAAAGTTATAGATAAAGGTTTTTCTGAATTCCACGAATCTAAAGGAAGTGATGAAGTTGATTTAAAAAAGTTTTGGAAGGATCATGCAAAAGTTTTTTATGCAATTCCTAAAGAAGGATCTATTGATTCACATGAATATTTAATAAAATCAAGTCTAGATCATTATAATAATTACCAAGATGAAAGAGATGAAGAAATAATAGAACTAACAGAAAGAATAGCTGAATTAGAAATAGAACTAGCTCAAACAGATGATTTAGATAAAGAGCATCCAATATTTAAAAATGGTTCTTTCTTAAAACAACCTGATAATCCTACAATTTATTATATGGATCAGGGTAGAAAAAGAGCAATTAAAAAATTTGATACTTATCTTATTCTTAAAAGAACACAAGGCCATCTTGAAGAAACTCCAGACGAAGAAGTATACATATTAGTTACTGAAGATGTAGTTAAAGGAATACCTTCAGGTCCTGAATTCCAAAATGAAGATCTTTATGGAGATGAAGAAGAAAGAAAACAAGCAGAAGATAAAAAAATAATACAATTAGATCCAGACGACTTTATAGCAGATCCTTCTAATTACCCAACAGTAAATGATTATATAGCTGCTTTAGATAAAGAAACTCGCCAATTATTAGCTAAAGAAGAATATTTAGAAGGCCTTAGATACAGATATCAACGTGATCTAGGAGCAAGAGGAGCAGTAGATTTAACTCCAGATGAAAAAATAAGCGCACAATCTAGATTAAACGAAGTAACTCCAGATTTATTAAAAACTAGACGTACTATTATAAGATACACAAAAATATTAGAAAAAGTAGATCCCGATGGAGATCTTAAAAACTTAACAATAGATACTAGTAAACTTAAAAATATAGTAACAGGTGAAATGGATAAAAAAGTTACTAGTGAAGAAAGAAATAAACTTATAGGTAAAAATCTTATTGACAGATTTATTAATCGAGTAAAAAACTCAGATAAAAAAGCTCAAAAAGACTCCTCTTCACCTTCTTCCCCAGATAATATATCAACTTCTTCAGCTTTAGGAATGGCAGGAATATCTGCACCTGGAATGCAAGGATTAGCAGGAGAACCACAACCAAAAAGTCCACCATCCGGATTTAGAGCTAACCCTAGTAATTTATTAAAAAATGATAGTATAGGAGAAGCAGGAAAATTAATGAGATTAGGAGTAAGTTCTCCTAAAGGAGATTGGTATTGGGGATTAAAATATATTAAAAATACAGATGAAACACCAAAATTAGAAAATGGTGTTTATAAAAGATGGCAAGATTGGAGACCATCTATAGGAATTCCTATAAACCCACATACTAAACCAATTTCTAGGTATTTTTGGAGTGAATCTAGATTTGAGTGGATACCAAAAGCAGGAACTTTTGGAATAAAGGATAGATATTGGCATGGTAAAAAAATAGATAGTATGAGATAATGGAGAATATAAAAATAAATAATATTTCAAGAATAGATGTTAGAGACAAAGGTAAGATTGTTTCTAAAACCCAACAAAGAAAATTTGGTAAAATAAATGACTATATAGAATTTCATATATTTGATATGGGGGGGACTTTATTATATTCTATAGATGATTATGAGGATTGGCAATATCCAGAAATTTTAGATACCCAAACTCCAAATTTAACAAATACTATATTTGTTGATCCTACTAAAAAACTTCAAGAATTAGGATTTAACCAAGGTCAGTATTCTTGTGTGTATAATTTACAAAGAAAAAAAATATTAGATACTTTTGCTAAATTCTTTTACATTAAAGAAATCTCACCATCTAGAACAGAATTAAAATTATATTCTGAATCTTATGATGATGAGCAAATTCAATCAATGGTAGAAAGATACATGAGTGAAATTGGAGCTTCTGGTTTTGAAAGAGATTTTATACTTAATTTTGGGGGTAATAAAAATATATTAGGAATTAATATAGCATATAGTTTAAAAGAAAAATGTGTATTAATAAAATTATATGAACCCCTTCCAGAAGATGTAGAAGACAACGCAAATTTAAGAATATGTGAAGATGTTATAGATCCATTAGAATTTGTAATAGATTTAGGAACTGCTGCTCCTGATGATCCAAATATAGCTATAAAAGGACCCAACTTTAGAATAGATACACGTTTAAATGATTCTGTTCCTTCAGCTTTTAAAACATATAATAGTTTTTTAGAAGGAGCTAATTCAGCTTCATTATATAATGTATTAAGTCATTTAAGTGAAAGTGTAAAACTATCAGTAGATTTTACAAAAACAGGTACTGGTTCTTTAGAAACAGGATATCATTTTGAAAATTTTACTCATTTTGGTAGTGCAGAAGAAAGATTAAGAAATTTTAAATATAAATTAAGTTTAGTAGAATTATACGAAGCCCAAATAGAAGACATAGGAACAATAACAGGAACTATATCAACTTCAACTGCTGTTATAAATAATAGAAATACCATAGAATCAAAAAGAGCTAAATTAATTAGTAGTTTTGATAATTATGAAAAATTCTTATATTATGAACACCATCCTTATGCTTGGCCTAAGATTCCTGATTTTGGTATAGGAAACCTACAATTAACAGGATCAGTTGCTCTTGTACCCTCTTCTTCATTTATGGTAGTAGGATTAGATGATTGTGATGTATTTGTTAAACCTTTTAACTTGTATCCTACAACATCAGATGAAGCTGTAGAATGGTTTGGTAATCTAGATGAATATAGCACAGAATATGGAGGACAAATATTATCAGCTTCTAGATTTGATAGAGATAATGGTTATAATTTACAAAAAACATTACCTCAACATATTCTTGAAAGAGAAGAAAATGAACAATATGTAACTTTTACTAATATGATTGGTCAATATTTTGACCAAATATGGATATATATAGATCATGTAAGTAAAATAAGAAATGCAAACAATTCCTTTACTGAAGGAATATCAAAAGATTTAGTATTTACTGCATTACAAAGTTTAGGAATAGAAGCTTTTGATCAATTTGAAAATGAAGAATTATTTGAATATATAATAGGAACTTCTAAAACAAAAACAGGTGCTTTTGGAACATATGAAGCTCCTCCAGGTCAAGAAATGATAACAGCTGACGTTGTTAAATGTGATCATGGAGGAAGTTCAATACCTAAGGGAGATATAACTAAAGAAGTATGGAAAAGATTATATCATAATTTACCTTTTCTTTTAAAAACTAAAGGAACAGAAAGAGGAATTAGAGCATTAATGAGTTGTTATGGAGTTCCAGAAACTATATTAAACATAAAAGAATATGGAGGACCTACAACAGATGAAACAACATATAAAACTTTTAATTATGAAAAATTCTCATATACTTTACAAGGAGACTCTGGAGCAAATGGATTTTTTATAGAATCTCCTTGGTATGTTGATGATCCTGCATTCACAGGAGTATCTGTAAGTCAACCTGGTAAGGCAAAGGGACAAATAGTATGTTCAATGGGTACTATTGGTGAAAATTTTGATCAACCTTTTCCAAAAACAATAGAATTAGAAGCAACTGATGGGTCTACTCATATATTTTCATCAGGTATTGAATTTGAAATACATGCACAAAGTGGTTTAGAAACAGCTCAAAGTATAACAGCTTGTATAGATGCACATCCTTTATTTAGTGCTTCTTTAGAAGTACCTAATGATTTATTCCATTATAATCATTATGAATACAATTTAGATCTAGTAATAAAACTAGAACAACATTTAATGGGAATAGAAGGTAATACACCTATAGAAGGTACTTTCTTTGAAGATATGACTACTCCTGCTTGTGGTAATCCTCAACAATTCCCACAAGTAGAATTTTTAACAAAACATGATTTTGGATCGGGGGGGCCTGAAGACGCAGGAGGAGGAGCTAATAATTCTACTTCAGTTACAACTGTAGTTCCAGGAACAAATTCATGTGATAGTAAAATTTTAATACAAAATGGTATAAAATTTGATGGATCTGGAACAACGGTAATTAATGGAATAGAAACATATGGTTTATTTCAAGATGAAGAGGGGTTTTTAGATTTTGTAACTGATTGTACAAATGGGTATTGTAGTCACGATATATCTACTTTTAGTTTTGAATCAGTAAATCCTACAAAAACTCCTTTATTTTTAGGAGAAAAACAATGTACAGGGGTTAATGATTATGGATTATTTGTTTTAGAATGTTTTGAAGTAGACCCAACATGTGTAAAACACTCAAACGCTAAAGGAGGCTCATGTAATGCAAATTTCACTTTACACGTATCAAACGCAAATGTAGATATAAACTTAACAGCAGAACAATTAATTGATTATCTCTTTATGGGGGATTCAGGAACTTCTAATATTACTAATGACTTATTATTAGCAATACCTGGTGCAGAAGGAGCTTTTATATGGGATGAGAATCTAAACACATATAATGGAGATATAAATGTTTTAAATAGTTCTGAAGATGGAGGTGGAAATATATATTGGAGTAGTCCAAGTATTAATGCATCTGCCTACTTAACAGGATTAGAAGTAATAAATTATTTAAGTTCAAATTGTGAACACACAGGAGGAATAACAGGAAATTGTTATAAAATATATAATAATTTTATAAATGAATTAAATACTGCAGGATATGAAAATCCTGCAATACCTGGAGTAAATACAGATACTATATTTTCAGAATTAATAACTCCAGATGTACTTACAGAATTTCCACCTTCATCTTCTTGTGGGTGTGATGATTTTACTGTATTAGATGGACCAGGAAAAGAAGCAGATGCCCCATTATATTTTCCAAGTTCAGGTGGAGAAGGAGGTAATCCAGCAACAGGGGGTGTATCGTGGTGTAATGATGATAGTTTTGTTAGTATATATAATGGTTTAACAGTAATATTAGAAGATTCATCTGGAACAACACATACATTTACAATATCAGGAAGTAGTAATATAGATCAAGCCCAGAATTTAGCAAATGATATAAATGCTAATAATAACTTTAATGCTGTATATGATGATCAAGGGGGAAAAAATATACTATGTTTAATATCAACAACAGATGAATCATTAGCAGCTAATACTCCAATAACAGGTACTCTTATGAGTTATATTACTGGAGGAAGTCCTGAAACACCTGGACGTAATTGTGTAGATGCTTCTCCTGGTAATACTAGTACTTATGGTCTTACAGGAGGGACAGATGGTACAATTGATACTTGTACTAATGATTTAATTGGAAAAACATTAATATTACAAGATATTAATGGAACATTACATACTTTTACAATAAATGGTAATACTGTTTTAACACAAATACAAAACTTAGCAAATGATATAAATCAAAATTCAGAATTTAACGCTTACTATAGTACAGGACCAAATAGAGTAGAAATATCACAAAACCAAGTAGGAACAAGTGGAAATACTCAAATGTCAGGAACATCTACATTACAACAAAATGCTAGTGGTGGTCCTTGTATTTATACTCAATTATCTCCACTTAAACGGGAATTTACAGGGGGAACAAATGCTGGGGCAGGTGGTGGAACATCTACATCAACACAATTACTACAAGTACCACCAACAGTAAACTCAACATCTACCCTACAAAATGGAGCTCAATCAACAGTTTATGGTAAAAATGGAGCTAAATTTTTTGCAGATCCACTTTCATCAAACTTCCATGGTAATATTACAAATACGTATTTTGGAAATCCTTCTCAAAATACAAGTGATGGAAGATTAAACCAAATAGGGGTATGGGATGATACAGATACTTATAATCCTAGTGGTGGTAATACTCAACTTATGAATCCATTAAACCAATGGATAGGATTTTCTGAATGTATAACAGTTCCTGCAGATGGAGAATATTTAATAGGACTAGGAGGGGATAATAGAATTAGATTTCTTGTTGATGGTGAAATAGTAGTAGAAAAAAATTCAGATGCAGGAGAAAACTTTAATAATTGGTGGGTATATAAAATAAACCTAACAGCAGGAGACCATGTAATTAATATGGAAGGATGGAATTCAGGACAAATAGCATCTTTTGGGTGTGATATAGTTGGTCCTTTTCCTTCAAACACATTTATAGATGAAACTATTTTTAGTAATGTAGATAGTGGAGGGGTAACTATTGATGGAACAACTTATACTAATTTAGAAGATTTATACACTCAAAATATAATATTTAGCACTGAAGGTATTGGATCTTCAAATACTGATACTTGTACAGGTAAAACAGATACAGGAGTAATAGGTGTAGGAGCAAGTGCAGCTTTAATGCAAATGTCTCATATCTCAACAAACAACCCAACATTAAATTTTGATACCTTTTTATATGGTGATACCACAACATCAGGAACACCAGATGTTTGTATAGATGGGAATAGAAGTGCAGAAAACTTATTTATAACTCATATTACGATAGATGCTTTAACCAACTCTACTTATGCTTCTATAGATGGAAATACTTATTATAATTGGGAAGCTTTAATAACAGATATAGAATCTATATTAGGAATTACTCTTACTGGACCACAGCGTACTTTTGCTAATGTAGAATCTGAGGTATTTGGAGAAGGACAAAATATTTATGTATACACAGATTATTGTCTTTGCACAACTTCAGTTGGGGGAGGAGAATTTAATACATCAACAAATACATGTGATGAAAATGACGGATACTTTTACAATGAATGTACTGGTTTTTGTGAAAAAACAACAACAACAACAACAGTAACTCCAACAGGTTGTGGTCTTATACAAAATCCTATAGGGAATGGAACATTCCAAAATTCAACTGAATTTTTAGATTATTTTACTACATATTCTAATGGATTTTATGGGTATAATATTGATGAATATTTTTATGAAACTTTTGAACCCTTACCAAATAACGAAACAGTAGAAAGTCCTTGTTTGGGACCAAACAATGGATATATAAGAAGGGTTATGGGCTTTAAAAAAGATCCAAATGTCATACCTTTTGATGATACTTTATATATTAATTACCAATCATTTTTACAACAATTAAATGCAGATGGTCATAATGTAGAAGAAGATGCAAATAGTGTTAGGTTTTCTCTTTTAACAACAGCTTTAATATTAACAGAAGCAGAAGGACCTTGTGATAGTAAAACATTAATTTTAAACCCAGCAACAAGTAATGGGGCTTTTGAAGGAGATGCAATATCTCAAATAACTCCTATACAAGAGTTTATGGATTATTATTCTGATATTAGTACATCTGATCCAACTTTAGGTAATCTTCAAGATATAGATATAAATACTCTTAAATTTAATATCTCAGAAGACTCACTAAATCAGATACTCCAAGAACAATGTCCTATAGATGCATCAATATATTGTTTTTATGATGGTACTTCTATGACTGTTAGCCAGGCTACATCAGCAATGCAAACTGTAGAAAATTGGGTAGTTCAACAAGGAGCTGCATTTACAGGACAAGTTTATCATATGATTTCTTCTCATGAAAGATGGTTAGATATAGCTAGATTACCTTTTTCAAATATAGGAAACTATTTACAAAATGCTTTTGAAGCAGATGGTTTTACTCCTTCAGCACAAGGATCAGGTTCTATTAGTACGTGTTATAGTACTAATGATACTATATCAGCTGCCCAACCTTGGGATGAAAGTGCTGATCTTGAGCAAGCTTCAGGCCATAATTGGTATGTACTTCCTATGGACACAACATCAGATGGCCGAGCAATATCAATAAAAAACGAGGTATGGACTGGTGGTAATACTATAACAATAGGAGGACAAGCTGTACCTTTAAAAGATATAATTAATGATGGTTTAGGATTGTATGATGATCATGCTCCTAACACAACCTCAGGATTATCAGGAGAGGGTAATGCATGGAGGGGTCCAGCACCTTCATTAGAAAACGCAACTGATAAGGCTTTATGTTTTAATTTCTATGATGAGTCAGGGGCACACACAACTGACCAAGATCAATATACAGGTTTTGCATCCTCTATCACTCCTACATTTGCTGATATTAGTTGTACTCAAGCAGAAATTGAAGGAAATAAACAAGGAAAAGAAGTTTGGAGAAGTGATTATGAATTATATATTCACACATATTTAGAAACTGTAGATAGATCTGCGCCAGAATATGAAAACCAAGGAGATTTGATTCATATGATGTATCCTTCAGCTCCAGTAGGATTAAGTTCAGGTGGTAATAAATTGCTAGGAGCAGATGGATCAACTTATTTTTACAAATCACAATTAGCCTTCCCCCTACATGTGTTAGGAGCAATATTAACAGGTAGTGTGAATGAAAATCCAGGTATGTTAGAACCTAGCCATGAGATTTTACTACCAGGGGCTAATAGAGCTATAAATCTTGATGCTTTAAATGGTTATTTTGGAGTAAATGTAAACCCTTATTGTGGAGCAACTTGGGCATATACGGCGGGACAAGGAGAATATCCTGTAGGATATGACCCACAATATGGATATGGTGGTTTACAACAATATGGATGGAATGTAACTGAGGAATCTATTAAAGAAAACCCACTTACACAAGTAGAACTTGAGAATGCTATAGATATTGTAGTAGGAGAAACATTATGTGCTGATTGGGAAAGTGATATAGGTGTATCAGTAATAACATGTAAAGAAGATGATGGATTAGGTAAAGGAACATTCAATTATACTTTTTCAGTAGATAATTTCTTTATAGATCCTTTAATAGATCCAAACCAAACACCTTTTACAACATATACAGGTTTTATAGATAGAGCTATAAATTTAGGAAATTCAGTATCTTTAAGTGATGATTGGACAGACACAGAAATAGGAGGAGATATAATAGCAGACGAATGTTTATGTGCTGAAGAATGTCCTGATACTTTAATAATAAATGATAATACAGAAATAACAATAACAGGTTCCTCTCTTACAAATATTTTTAGTTTAAATGAACCAGTAAATCAACCTAACAATGGAAGTTTTAATGCTACTATTATAGAAATAAATTCTGGAACTGATGATATAGCAATTATAATAGATATAACTAGTGGTACTTTAGATAAAGAATTAGACATTATAGGAGATACTAGTGGTGCTGTTTTAAGTTCACTAACAGTAGATCAATTTAAAGTAGAAGGATCTACTCAAGATGGTTTATTTGAAATAGGAGAATCAGTAACTCAATCAGGTAATGGAGGTTTAATAGCAACAATAAAAGAACTAACACCTAATCAACTTATAGCAATCCCCCCAGTAATAGTTTTAGAAGTAACAGCAGGAACTTTAAGTAGTTATGGACAAATATCAGGAGGAACATCAGGAGCTACAATAAATGAACCCTTTATTATAACTCCTTTTGGAGAACATATAATTCCTTTACCACAAGGAGCTTTTGCAAGTCTTGATCATTTTATGGATTATGTTTCAATAGATCCAACCTTAAAAACAACTGATATAAGTACTTTAAAATTTGAATTAGCTACAGAATACACTACAACAGTAAAAACATCATCTATAGCTTTAGAACCAGGAGGAATATGGTATGTTAAGGGAACTAGTTATATGTACCCAAGTCGTAATATTTTCCCAAATTTAATTGGGGGTTATGGTGATGGAGAACCTAACGCAGGATATTATGGTGGTTTAGGAGAAGCACTTTCTTATACAGTATATGCAAACGAAAAAATAGGAAGTTTTCAAGTAGGAGAAGAATTAACCCAAGTAGGTAATTCAGGATTAGAAGCTGTAGTAGGACATTTATTTTCTCATCCACATTATGGAGATACATCAAATTATCCTAATACAGATCTTCAATTTATGTATAGAATAATTATATTTTTATCACCTTCTTCATCTCCTATTGATATAAGTAGTAATGAACCTTTAGTAGGATCTTCTACATCAGCTCAATTTGGAGACCCTAATATAACAGGTATTCTTTATTATGGTAGTGCTGAAAATTGTATATTAGCTACTCAAAATAGTGTACATTTGGGATATGGAGGACCATACCAATATTCTACTAGTCACGCCGGAGATCTTTATACCCAAGCAAATGCAGGAAAGGCAGATTCTACACACAGAATAGATTTACCAATAGAATCAGATATAATATGGAATTTTGATGGTAATAGTAATACTTCATACGATAAAGCCATTCCAAATACTGGTGGTAGATCTTCTACCTCTTTAAGAGGTCCATGGGCGGAACCAAATACTGATAATCAGATGAATGGAGGATCAAAGTGGAATCAATCCGTATATATAGATTCTGTAGTAGCTCATCGTGAACAATTAAAAATAGCATGGGAATGGTATGGACAAAACAATCCATCAGCTCGACCATGGCAAATGCCTTCAAGTACTAATATTTTAAAATATTTTTCAGGAATAGGATTTAATAGTGATAAATCTAATGATCTTTATGGAGGACCCGGTTTTTATAATTCTACAATTCTTTCTTCGGATATGGATTATCAAACTGATAAATGGGAAGGTGTAGATTATGGTATTAATAATCCAGATTATTGGTTAGATTGGGATGGAGATGGTGATGGTGATTTACAAGGAAGACGTCATATAGATTCTAAAATAATAGAATGCCCTGCTGTAATGAAAGGACCAACAGGAGGAGCTCCTAACTCAGGAGGAGGATATGCTACTCCTCACTACATTAGATTATATGGATATGATAATTCATTTTATGGTTATAATAAATTTTATACTGATGGTACAAATAATGGAGGACCATGGATACCTAACCCACAAAACACTAATAATATTGAAAATTATGAAAGCAAAATAGAACCTAACCATGATTGGAGTAGTAATTTAACATCCATTCCAAATAATGGTGTATCTCATCAAAATATAAAAACACACACAAATTATGCTTATTATGATTTAATTGCAACAACTTCATGTACGGTATCAACTCAATGTCCACCTGGAGGAGGTGGAACAGCAGCACTTGATAATTGTACTTGTGATGAAGCATCTGGAGGACAAAGTATGGGTACCACACTACCTAAAACATGGTATTCTTGGGAAAATTTAATTGACGATATAAATGCAATAAGAGGAGACGCAGCAATAATGGCGGCTACTGTAGGATCACAAAGTGCACAACCTGCTTTTCCTTATGCAACTCCCTTTAATGTTATAGAAAATGAATTATATTATGTACAATATGGTGATTCACAAATTGGAGACCATACACGACCAGGATTTCTAGATAAAAATGATATCTCTCCAGCTCCTTCACCTAAATCAAATGCTCACAATCTACATTCATACCATTCAAATCACCCAAACAAAGAATATGAATTTTATATTGATCTAGATTCTTCAGCAACACCCCAATGTATTGAATTAGAATCTAATAATGAAGTAAGTGAAACTACAAGTATAACTTATGATGTAAATAATTTATTATGTTTAGGACCAAATTCAGCTTTAAGAAATAAATATGGATTGTTTACTATTCAAGGATTTTATCAAAATTCAATAATAGATCCATCATCAACAGTATATGAATACCCAACAGATATAAATTATTATACTACTTGGTTTGATTTTTTAAATGCTAAAATATCAGAAATGGGACTAACAGGGGAACATTGGGACGAAAATTGGGCAGGAAGTTCAGTAGTATCATCGGGTACTGATTTATCATTATCCTCAACATACCATGAAACAACAGCATCTGTAGAATTAGCTAATACACAATACCAAACAGGAGGAGAAGATATAATTACTACAGAAAACATATTCCAATACTTTCCTTTTAATAATGGTGGGGGAGGAGTAGAAAGTCCTTATTTCTCAGGAGTTGAAGATAATGCTGATCCTTTTGCTTTTTGCGATTGGTTGATTCATGGTACTCAAATTACAATAAATACACAGGCACAAGGAAATGTAGTATGTGCACTCCCACCAACTAATGGTCATTCTACTAACATTTCTGGTTATTTTTATGTGAATACTAGTTATGATAATACTACAGATCATGGAGGTTGTACCTGTGGTCCTCTTGAAGCACAACCTGCAGTTCTTAGAAATAATTTACCTCCAATAACCCCTTTTAATCCAGGAAATAATAATTGTAGTGGAGAAGGTATATTTGTAAGACCTTCAAACATCTATGTAAACACAGACTATATAAATGAAACTAATGGTACTAGTTGGATAGAGGGGATAACAAATGGAGTGACTAATGCAGTATATGCTAATTGGGAATCATTAATAAATGCCTTAATGATATTACACGAGGATCCAATTAATGGTTTTGGGACCCCTTGGTTAATAAATGGTAATGTTGTTACTTCAGATTTCTCTACAGTTCCTTTTATGGATGTAGTAGATAATATGTGTCCTGATCCAACTAAAAGAGGAATGGACACATCTAAATTATTATATATCACAGAATATAAAGCAACATGTGAAGACATACCTGGAGATATTATACAAGCACCTATAACAAATAACCCTAATATTATGGCTCCTTTAGTAGGCCAAATAGATGGAGCAGCTTGTAAATGTGCAGCTATAGCTTCAGGAGGAGATCCACTACCAGGAGATATAGAATTTGAAGGATGTACATGTTGTCCTGCATCTTCATCAATAGAATATGGATGTCCTGTACCAGGACCAATAAGTAGTAGTAGATGTGAGTGTGTATTACCTACATATACTACAGTAGTAACAGAAATACCCCCAGAAATAATTACAGACTGTCATGTAACAGCATCTTCGAAAACAATAGAATTTAGAATAAACCCTAGAAGATTAGATGATGCTAGAGGACTTTCGCCTATTCAATTATGTTGTGGTCCAACAGGAAGTGCACAAACTAATATACATTTATTTAGTTTATATAATCCAAACTTCCCAGGAAATGATCCTCATTTATTATTAACACCTTATGTAGGTGCTGATATTTCATCTTCAAATGATTATAAACAATGGGGGTCTTTAACATTAACAGTTAATGGAAGCGTAAGAGCTACATCAGAGTTATTTCCCGCATTTAATGGAGATTTTTGGAATATATTTATAGGAACTGAAGGAAAATCAGGAAGTGCTGATTTTGTAGACTTTGGAGCTTATCAATCAAATTTCTTAGGAAATGTTACTTATACAACATCTTCAGCCTTATTTAGTGAATATGAAAGAGCTGTAACATTTGGAGACGCAGCTAATAATTGTGATAATACAACTCCTGCTACACATGCTTATTTTGGAGGACACCCACATGCAGCAGAAGCGTATTCAGGATCATTCCAAGAAATAAAATTCCACACAACAGAATATTTAACTCATGATACTCTATTAAAACATGCACTTGACCCTTTTCAATATTCAGGTAATACTATTAGTTCATCTTGGGATAATGTATATTTAAGATTACCTTTAGGAAGTAATAATAAAATAGAAACAGATTCATATATGAATCAACATATACAGTATAATGGAACAGGATATGTTAAAAATTTCAACCCCCATCCTGAATTTGATCTTTATCCTTCTCAAAGTATAAGAAGTATTATGGTAAGTCAATCTTTTGGAGCTGTATATGAAACTCACAGACATTTAACTCCAGACACAGTAGGTATTTCAACTACAAGTGAAAAAGTAAGAATAGATTCAGGTTCAGTAGATAGAAGTATATTATCTTTTGATATTAAATCAGAAGACTCAACTTTGGATAGACAACCTTTAGATTATAATGATTTAGGAGTATTTTTCTCACCACAAAAAGAAATAAATGAAGATATAGTTTATACTTTAGGTGCTTTTAGAATGGATGATTTTATTGGAGATCCAAAACACCAAAAAAGAGAAGACTATCCAGATTTAACAAAATTAAGATTAACATACTTTAAAAAATACCTAAATAGCTATAGACAAAACTTCTGGGATTATTTAAAAACAATACAATATTTAGACCATACTTTATTTAAAATAGTAGAACAACATGTTCCTGCAAAAGCAAATCTAAAAACAGGTTTATTAATTGAACCTCATTACTTAGAAAGACAAAAGTTTGCAAGAAATATACCTACAATAGAAAGATTAGAAAGAGAAACAATCATTCCAATTGCACCTCCTTTAGAAGGAAATATACCTGTATATAATGCTTGTATTAATATTAGTGATGTTGAAGATGAAAATATGTGGAGAGACGGACAAGGTCATGCTACACAAAGTGATTATCGTCATATGAGTCAAAGTAAATATGGAAGTCCTGGTAGTTGTCAAACTAATTATGTAACTTTATGGGATAATATGCATCCTATATTAACATTTGATGGATGTAGAACAAGTAAAACATATTATTATGTACCACAGCCTATAGGAAGAAATGTGCCTTTCATAAATACTTTTAATACATTACCAAGATCACCAGTATCTCCTGTAGGTAGTGGTAAGTTTACAACTAATTACAATATAACAGCAACTAATACAGGAAAAAACTAAAAAATTATGCCTACTGAAATAATAACACAACCTAATATATGGCGCGGAGAGTGGGGTAGTATAACATCTGTTTCATCTGACCCTCCAATAGGGTGGCAATGGAATGGAACACTATCAGTATGGGAATATGTAGGACCTACAGCAGCCCAAAGTAATATGATTGTTCAAACATCTACAGCAACTTGTACTCCAGAACCTAATGTATATAGTAGTCAATCTTAATGATAAAATAATAAATAAGTTAATATGTATAATAAATTAAAAAATGCCTGGACCGTTTAATAAAGGAAACTATAGTGCCCCTATGGGAGAAAGTTCAGTTCCTGCTGCACCATCAGTTAACCCCCCAATAGAAGCCCCTGTTGTAGGTAGTAGATTCTTTAATGTATGTTTTGAAGATAGTTTATTATCTTCAAAAGGATGGACAAGACCTAGATGGGAAGGAACTAAATTAATAGGATTATATTACAATGAATTTACAGATGAAATGGAAGATGGGAAACATTTAGGTCCCTTACAAAATAGATATGTAGATAATTATATAGATGGAATGAATTTTATAATAAGATCTGGAGAAAGAGCAGGTTTTAATTATTATAAATGTACAGGTCCTTTTAAAGAAACAATAGGAAATGTTGTTGAACCACATTCAGCTAGTGGAATAGGAACAACTTTATATGATGTATATGCTAAATCTTTAAGATGGATTAATGAATTTAATGAAGATTTAGAAGAGTGGGAAAAATACCCTCCAAAACACGCTAGTTGGGTGTGGGATCCTCATTCTCCTAATTCACAGGGGGGAATTGGACTATACGTAGACGATGCAGCTTCAAACCCTATTGTTTACCCCTCAGGATATACGCTAGATGGGGTAAATGTTGGGGGTCAAATAGATAAATTATGTTTACAAAGAAATGCATCTACATCTACATTTGAAGAAGCTTTATTTTATACAGGATCTGAATATTATGGAAAAGATTTACATAACCATGCTCCTTTTTCTGAAATCTCAAATAATGTTCCTTTAACTCCTTCTCGTCATTATAAAATAGATCCCTATACTCAAAAACAAGATCATATAGAAAGATTTGGTGATTTTCATATTCCTAAACCTATAATGTTAAATCCAATTGACCCTAAAGGGCTTAATGGTCCACCTAAACATTTATCACATAATGGGCCTTTAGGATCAGAAACTATAATAACTTATGTTTCAAGATCATATAATTATGATGGGACAGGTTTACCGGTATTAGCTAATCCTTGGACAGATACTGAAATAACTAGATCAGCTATAATACCTAGAAGAAAATCAGAAGGGGATATTAGCCATGGAACAGATCCTGTGATTGCAACTTATTCAAATGCTATTTTTGTAGGTAATTCAATATTTGGATATCAAGAAAACGAGGTGTTTCCAGGACCAGGTCCTGATTTTTCTTATGTAAGATTAGATAAAGCAGTAGTTTTTAATTCTGAAGATGATTCTTTCTTTGTACAAGAAATAAGAAAAAAAGGAGAAGATGCAGTATTTGCAAAATTAATGCAATCAACTTTTCCTTGGGCTTCTGAATTTAAAATTAAATTATTAGATTATGAACACCCTAACAACTTAGATACAAGTTATAATGTACATTGGAATAAAGGATATTTTTCAGAAGTTGCAAGTTACACAACAGAATCTTCAAATCTAATGCCTCAAGGACATTTCCCAGGAACAGGAATACATTTTGGAGAAGATGGAAGGTGGTTAACAGATTATCATGCTACAGATAATCCTTATGGACACCCAACAGAAAAAGCAATCTACACAACTTTACGTGATAATTTAATAGCTCAAAATTGGAAAGAAATAGAAAAAGAAGATAAAGCTACTGCAGTCTTATATGAAGGAACGGGGGGCGCAGCGTCTAGAGAAACAGGAAAAGGAGGAGGTTTTTTCTATTTAGCAAGTGATGAGGGAGGAGGAGAAGCAGCTAATCTTCATACGGGTTTTAAAGCAGCAGGTATGGGAATAGGAAAAAACCAAAATACATTCCCTGAACACCCTAGTCCCCAAGTAAATGGAAATTGGCAAACAGGTCCAGGATATGCAGGATATATGGGTATGGATCCTTTTCCTGGGGGAATGAGATATTATAATTCAAGATTTGTTCCTATTGACATGTATGGAGATGGTTTATCCCAATATAAAGATCTTAGTGGAAATTTAAGTTCAAGACATCTGTCTGGTAGAATGCTAACAGGTACTTTTAAAGTAAACTTTAAAAATCCTTCAGCAAGATGGTGGTTTGAACAAGGGGGACAAAAAGATTTATTTTGGGCATCTGAAAGTATGGCGGGAGATGTTTCAGCAAGTTTAAAAATCTTTATGGATGAATGTTTTAAAAGACCTGATTTACATATTATTACTTTTAAAGAGGCTAAAAACACAGATAAAAGTTTTAAACAAGCTTATTCTTGGTATGAAAAACACCCATCTAAAACAACACCAGGACTTGATGGAATTCCAGCATATCCAGGAAAAGTAAATTTTATAGACCCAATAACAGCAAATAATACTGTAATGTATAGTGCTTCATCTAATGATTTTAATGGTTTCGCTGAAGGAGAAGCATATGCAACTAATCCTTATGGAGATGCTAACCCAGGAGATGATGCATCTGCATATTTAACATTTGAACCCTATTTAAAACCTTTTACTACTTTTGGAAGTTGTTTATTTAGTGATTATAGTCATGTAGGTATTAAAGGAGCACATAAAACACCTAAACATAATGTGATTATATCTCCTGGTGGAACTTATAATTATTCCTCAGAAGCAGCTGCAGGAACAGCATTAATAGCAGCATCAGAAAGTGCTGATGGAACTGATTGGGATGTAGATCAATATGGACCTAGACCTACAGAAATAGCCTCAGGTTCAGGACCNGTAAGGGGAATATTTTGTGGNAGNATAAATGCTCCTAGATTTTTAGATGGATCTCCTTTTATAGGTTGGGGTGATCCTAATAATGCTTATGATGCTCAAGTTGATGGAAGTCCAAATATAGCACCGGGTTATATGTATGAAACTGTAAGTATATGGACTAATTATTGGTATGGGTTTAATTGGACACGTTGGATTCAACCAAACACAGGAAAACCTATGAATTATAAGAAGAAAAAAGGATGGCCTTCATTAGATAAATGGACTATATCTCAACAAGAAAAAAGACCTAATTTTATACTTACAGATATTAATAAGCAAGAACATTTACCAGATGGCGAGGGAACAAAGGGTTTTATACTTATACCCGATAACTTAAACCCACGTATAAAAGCCAATTTAGATTATTATTTAGGAAAAGCGGGATTAGTTAAAAAAGAAGTAGCTCCTAAATATAAAGATAAAACAATTAAAAAAGGTGCTTATTTACCTTCTAAAGTAAAAATAAAAAGAAAGAAACGAAGATGGTGGGATTTTGGAAGAAGAAGAAAATAATATATATTTATAATAAATAAACAAAATGGGATATTTAGACAACACACAAGTTATAGTAGATGCAGTATTAACAAAAAGAGGTCGTGAATTATTAGCAAGAAATGATGGATCTTTTAAAATAACACAATTCGCATTAGCAGATGATGAAATTAATTATTCATTATGGAATGAAGAACACCCAAATGGTTCACAATTTGCAGGAGAAGCAATTGAAAATGGTCCTTTATTAGAAGCATTTCCAGATGAAAATAATATAATGATCCACAAATTAGTTAGTTTACCTAGGGGTACAACTAAATTACCAATTGTAACTTGTAATATATCTAAAGTTCAATTATCCCTTGGAGCAACTACTGCTCTTAATCCAACAACACTTAATTTTGGTGGTCAAGCTAATTTAAAAGAACCATCAGGATATATGGCTACAATTGCTGATAGAAGATTATTACAAGCATTTGTAGGAGTAGGACAAAAAGGAGCAACATCAAATCGTAGACCTTTTGCAGATTCAGCTTTAAGTGAAACAATAAGAGGTATGAGTTTTAGCTTAACAGGTATTAGTAGTACTTCTTTATTTGGTTCAAACACAAAATTAACAACTACCATCACTGTTGAGGGAGTTGATTCAGGAGCTAGAACAACTATTCCAATTGAAATTTCTAAAGAAGTAATAGCAACTAGAGGAACTAAAGGAGAAACAGGTATATTCCTTAAATAAAACATAAAATAAAACATGGCAACATTAGTAAGATATAACTCAGAAGATATAGTACTCGATACTAAAAGAATTTCTACATCCACTTGGGCTAATAACGCAAACAATTTATCACAAGCAGAAACAGCATCTTTACAAACAGACCAAACATTACCTAACTCACAAGGTAATTTCTTTTGGGATATATACAACATGTATACTGGTTCAATATCAGCATCAAAAGAATATGCAATAGCTTTTGGTCATAGAGATGGATCAGGTTCAGAAGATTTTACCAATGATATAGGTTCTTATGGATATTCAGCTACTAAATGGAATTATCATCACTATCAACAAATAGTTTTTGGGGATGAAACTCAAGAATTTACATTTAATGGTTATACTCCAAAAGCTATTTGGGTTATAAACGTTGAAAGAAAAAATTATAAACAAAACTTAAAACCAGGAACACTTAATCTATTTTTAGGATCTAGTGAAGCTGGAGGAGCTTCAATCCAATTAACAGATAATAGTGTAACCACAACAGGTTCAGCAAAAATGACTATGTGTGGAAGACAATATGATATAGTTTCTGGTTCAAGTGGTGAAGCTTATTATGATACAGATAATAATGGAGGACACGCTAGTAATTTATCTTTTGGGATAGGAGCAGGAGATAGTGGATCATATGGGTTATTTTACCCAGATGCAGGTTTTATAATACTTAATGCAGATGCTTGTCAAGAATCTTCTGCATTAAAAGGATTAGGAGATCCATTAAATAATACTAATATGGTTTATTATGATATTCCAAATGATAAAGGAGCAAATCTTGAAAAACTACAAGCAGCTATACAATATGGTAATAACTTTATATTAGATAGTGAAGAAAAAGTTACATCTCAATACTATTTTACAAGAGTAAAAAACAGTGAATTTAATTACACAACAAATCCTTCTTTTATAGATGATCAAGGTAATTTAAGATTTCAATCTATGGCAGATCAACCAACAGTATATATTACTACAGTAGGTTTATATAGTAATGGAGGTGATTTATTAGCTGTTGCAAAATTAAGTAAACCTTTACCTAAAGATTTTACAAAAGAAAGCTTAATAAAGGTAAAAATTGACTACTAAAAATGATATTCGATGTTTGTATACAAGAAATTAAAGGCATCCGATATAGCAGTTGTACCCTTTAATGCACATAAACAGTATGATCATACCTTAAAAGGTTATTCAGATTCTACAAACCATATATACTTCATAACATGTTCATGGAGCCAAAGTGCAACAGAACAATATGAAGCTGCAAATATAGGTCATACACAATTAGAGCATTTATTCTACGAAGATTACCCTTCAGATTTAGCTAATAAGTTTGGTAATGTTAATTTTATTAAACATCATAGACAACTAGATGAAGAAGTTTACATATATTCTATCCCCCAACTAAATTATGGAGTAGAAATAAAACCAAAATCATTACAATTAGAAACAATAACCCATGTTGAAAATTTTGAGGACTTAACAGAACTTCAAGCGGGAAATACAGTTGAGTTAACAGCAAGATTTATTGATGATGGTTTAGGTAATTTATTCCATTTAGAATCAGCTATAGGATCAGGATCTCAAGCATTTACTCCTGAATTTTTTCCTAATGCCCAAAAATATAATCATAGAGAAATATTTAAAGATGATAGAATATTTTATTTAAATCCTATTAATTCTTATAAACATACAAAACTAACACACAATAAAAAAGGAAAAAGAATAATAAATATATTAACTCATTCAATTGGTCCAAATTCATCTTTACCTCAATTTGATGCAACAGGTTGTGTAATACCTACTTATAGTCAAGAAGATGTTTATGATGACAGTTATTATTATGGGTTAGTAGATTATAATAATATTAGATTTTCAAAATACTCTTATTTCCCTAAATATCGTAATTTTAATCAATCATCAATTAGTGAAACAGATTATGATACTAATACAGATTTTACTAAGATTACCTTTATGGATTTTCATCATAATGGGTTAGGATACCATACAATAAATAAAAAGGAAAGAAATATTGATAAAAGAGGAGGAAGTTACTTACAACTACCCCATAATGAAAAATACAATTTTAACACTACTGATGATTTTTCTATAAACTTTAATTTAAAACCTGCATGCTATATAAAAGATGGTTTAGATGATGATGTTTTAGAATTTCATATTATAGGTAAAAGTTTAACAAAAACAGTAATAGCATCTTCTTTAGAAGGAAAAGCATCTTTATTAAATCTTAATACATCTGGTTCAAATCAAGAAGTAGACATACCCTCAGGAATTAGATATCCTTTTGAAATATTTTTAGAAACTACAACAGCAGATGGATGTGATTACAACTTATGCTTTAGAAGAAGTGATGGATATAAAACACACACTGTAACTACACCTTTACCTTTTAATCCTGTAAATGGGTCTATATATAATATAACTTGTCAATATGAAAAAAACCAAACAACTGAAGATTTAGAATTAAGTATTTGGATAGATGGAACAAAACAAGCATCTGTAATAGAAGATTACCCAACAGGGTGTTCAACTTGTAAAAAAGATGCAGGGGTAACACAAAATAATGCTAATATCTATATAGGATGTCAAGGGGGTATAAGAAATTTCTTTACTGGTTCCTTACAAAACATATCAATATATCAAAGACCTCTTTTAGAAGAAGAAATAATAGAACATTCTTATGAATCAAAATATATAGGAACTCCCATAGTAGGTAATATATTTTATAATATGGGATTAATAACTATTACTAATCCTTATTATTTTAATCATTTTAAACATAATAATATAACATCCTCTATTCGTTATAAAAATACAATGCCTTTAGTAGAAAACGAAATACAATGTACTATAGACGAACAAGAATATAATTACACTAATAATGTAACTACTCGTTGTATTCAAAATGAAGAGGGAGAAACACTAGCTAATTTTGCAACAAGTTCACTTTGGAAACCTTATGTTACAACACTTGGTCTTTATAATGAAGACTATGAATTATTAGTTGTTGGTAAATTAGGCCAACCAACTAAAATGTCAGATGAAACTGACACAACTTTCGTACTTCGCTGGGATACCTAAAATACCTTTCGTACATTTAACGTATGCAATGGAACTATAAAGACAAAGTTATACAAGAAATTAGTGATCTCCCAAAAGATGCATTTGGTTTTATTTATCAAACAACTCACTTACCAACGGGAAAAAAATACATTGGTAAAAAATCTTTAATTTACAATTTAAAGAAAAAATTAGGCAAAAAAGAAAAAGCCCTATATGAAGGTAAAGGTCGCCCACCAACA